CTTCAGATTCGCCTTGGGCGTCTCACGCACCTTTTTCAGACTCAACTTCACACCATCCTTGCGCGCCTTGCCTAGAGCAGCGTCGCGCGCAACGATGAGGAACCGATGGTCGTCGAGCAGGGAGAAGTCGTTGTCGATAAATCCGACTTCCTCCAGGTACTTCTGCATGATCGCGCTCTCGCGCCGCGCGACCTTGGAGGGCTGACCGTTCTTGTCGAACCAGTCCGGGAGGAGTTGCTGCGACTTCTTCGCCTCCTCCGCCCGCCACTCGTCGTATACCTTCTTCCGCTCGGACTCTTCGTGCTCGACACGCTGGCGCATCACCGCCATCGCATTCTCTGCCGCGCGCCGCCGCTGCTCTCGCTCCGCAACCTTCACGGCCCACGACTGAGGATCCTCCTCGTGCAACCGCTCGAGAGCCTCCTCCGTCAGTTCGGGGTCCGTGTTGAGTAGTGTGATGATCTGCTCCGTGGCCTGCGCCATCTGTTGGATCGCGGCCTGGTGCTCCTCGTGGCGCTTCGTGGCAGCCTGCTCGAGCTCCTGGACCTTCGCCTGGATGACCGGGCTCGACGGATTCAGGAAGCCCTGGACGACTTCGGCCAAGGTAACGGAGCTGCCGTCCGGAACCTTGACGGTGAGGTGCTTGAGCAGCGCCTCCTCCTCCTGGTCGAGCGCCTCGGCCAACTCGGCGAAGGTGCCGATCTCGTCAGACTCGTCCTTCTCGGACTCCTCCTCTTCGTCTTCGTCCTCGCCTTCGGCCTCGGCCTCCAGCTCCTCCTCGGACTCCTCCTCCCCCGTGGCCTCCGACTCCTCGAACTCCTCGCCCTCTTCAGGGTCGGGGGACCGGGAGTCGGAGGCCTTCTTCGTTGGGGGTTCCTCTGGAGGGGGGACGCGGCCTTCCGCTACGTCCTCTGCCATAACTGCTGCGCCGATCCGCTCGGCCAGACTCCGAGAGACGGAGCGGTCAGCGGTGCCTGGGTTCGATGGGGCGGTCCCGGGTCCTGCCTCGGCCACGGCTTCGCTGGGCCTCCTCTTCCGCCTGTTCGGCGCTCTGCGTGAGAATCTGCCCGTGTGTGACCATGTTCGTCAAGTTATCGTGTACTTTTTCCACCGCGCGGAGCTGGAAGAAGATCATCTCCCGGAGCTGCGCGTCCGCCGGATCGCTCTGGATCCAGGCCGCCAGGAGCGCCCGGGCGACCCCCTTGAAAGCGTCCTTGATGATGGGGTCCTCGAGTAGCTGCTGGGCCTCAACCCCGCGTCTTTTCGACTGTTCTTCGCTCAGCTCGGAGCGGGGTGCCTGGAGCTCGAGAACCTCGGCGATCCACTTCACGCCGGATCAGCGAGAGGCAGGGTGGGGCTTCCCTCCCCCTCTCCGCCTTCACCGGAATCCTCGCTCTCCGCAGGAGCTTCGGCGGAGCCTTCCGGAGGCTCCAAGTCTACACGGATGCCCCCGGTCGTCCTCTGCTCCGGCCAGCCGGAAGGGGAGTCGTCCAGGAACGTCCCGTAGAGTCGGTGCTCCACATAGGCGCGCAGCTCGTTCAGGACGTTGATGTGGTCCTTCCCGACGCGCTGATTCATCGCCTCCAGAACGTCCATGAATGCGGCCTGCTGCCCACCCTCGAAGCTGTCGTCGTAGGTGTCGCGGGCCTCCTTCACCTCACCCTCGGCCTGCATCAGGCGGATCGCCTCCGCCGTCTCCTTTCTGAGATCGCTCGGTGCCATGCTTCCTCCGTCGGCCGCTATGCGGCCTGTGCTGGCTCTTCCTCTTTCGCCTGGATCTGCGCCAGCGCGATCGTCTCCTTCGAGGCGATCTCCGCCATCGCAATCCGCTCCTTCGACTCGAGCTCCGCCTTCCGGTGCGCGACCAGGTTGCGCTCCTTCTCCATGTCGAGTTGGAGCTGCTTGACCTTGATCATCGCCTCCGCCTTCATCCGCTCGCCCTCGTTGGCAACCTTGATCTCCTCCGGAGTGGGCTCCGGATCGGGCGGTGGGCCCTGCGGGGGCTGGAAGAACTGGCCCTCGGCGCAGAAGCCGACCGTCTCCGAGATCTGCTTCACGACCTCGTAGATGTTCTTCGCCGTCACCATGTAGCCCATGCCCAGGCCGTACTCCTGGAGCTTCTCCTGGAGGCCGGCGATCAGTTGGAGATTGTTCAGCCGCTCGGTGGCCTTTCCGATCCCGAGGCCGACGTTCACCGTCACATCCATGTCGGAATCCCAGACACTCGGGCTCGCGCTGACCCACTCACCCTCGGAGCGGTAGATGTCCTCCTTGATGCCGGAATCCTTGTAGACCTGGAGGAGCAACTGGAACAGTTCCTTCAGCCCGCCCTGCGCGAAGATCTGCGCGATGAGCTCGATCCGCATTCCGGCCGCCGACATGATCCGCTCGATCCCGTGAGCCGTCTGGTTGAGGCTCGTCGCGTCCATCCCCTGCGTGTAACGGGTGATGCCCGTCCGGTTCTGACGGACCTCCTCCAGGTACTCCAGCACGTTGTAGGCCATCGGCGAGAGCGGCTGCGTCACCAGCGGCATCATCACCTCGGACGGCTTCTGGTACGTCCGCACAACGCCGCCCGGCCTCGATTCGAGCATGTCGTCCACCTCGACCTCGCCATCCCAGACCGCCGTGCGGCTGTTGTTCGTGAAGTAGAGGTTATCGAGCATCTGCCGCAGCAGCGTCGAGCGGATCAACTGAAGGTCCATCACCAGGTCGGCCAGCGACATCCCGACCAGCTTGTGAGGGATCGGCACCGGGCAGACCAGCGCGAACGGATGGTAAGCGACCTCGACGTCTTCCAGGATCTCGATGCTCGCGTCCCCGACGACCGTGATTTTCCGCAGCTCGGAGTAGCCGTCGCCGTCCTCGTCCAGCCGGATGTAGCACTCCGTCACCCAGACCTCGCGCGACGCCGGATCGGGCCGGTTGTTGTCGGCGAAGGGGTAGGTCGAGTCCTCGTCGTACCGGACTGTGCGGCCCCGGCTCCACTCGGGGGTGTCATCGAAGGGCAGCGAGTAGACGATGTCCCGATCGAAGCCCATCGCGATCAGGTCGGAGGCGAGCAACTTCCTCCGCCAGGCCAGGAAGGGCGCATCGTCCAGCTTGGTCGCGCGCCGCGACACCATGAACTCCTCGGGCGGGATCGCGGCCACCTTGATCTCCGTCCGGGGCTCCGTGCGGCGAACCCGTAGATCGAACAGCCGAGCGACGACCTCCTGGCCCGTCTCCTCGTCCGTCCCGATGTGCTGGTCGTACTCGTTATGAGAGACGACGGTGACACCAGGTTCGCCGACGAGCTCCGCAACCTCAAATTCGTCGAGCCCGTTGTACGTCTCGAGCTTCGGCTCCACGCGCGTCTCGGACCACACCTTCCAGATGCCGGTCTTCTCGATCAGCGCGGTCTTGAACCCGTCGTGAAGGACGCGGAAGCCGTCCAGGCGCTTCATGAAGCGGTTGTTCAGGTAGCGCGTGGCCGCCTCGGCCTCGTCCTCCTTCCCCCTCTTGCGAGGCTCGTAGCGGCAGACCTCCGGGCCGGCAGCGAACATCCGCATCAGCTGCGGCATGATCCACTCGACCGTGTCCGCGACGTCCGTCAGGATGACGCTCGAGCGACCCTCCTGCTCGTTCCCGAAGGGCTTGCCGAAGTAGTAGTTGAGGGCCTTCTCCCGCTGGTCGGCGATGTCGTCGCCGTAGTCGCCCGAGGCGTCCCAGATCTCCTGGGAGATGGCGGACTTGATCTCCTCCTCAGAGAGCGGCGCGGCCTCCCAGGCGGAGTAGTCCTCCTCCTCTTCCTCGAAGGGGTCTGGATCCCCTACGAGGCGGAGCCGCATGATCTCGGCGAGGCCGTCGTCCTGAAAGGCGTTCTGGATCGCTGCGCTCATGGCGGGCTGGCCTCCCTGTCCCCGGGTGGCCCGAAGCCTCGAATCCGCAGGTTCTTCGGGAAGGGAATCTCCCCGATCGGTCGTCTGGGATCCTTCTTTTCGAGCCGGGTTGTGCGTTCAGCCAGCGCAGCGAGCTCCCGCTTGAGAGCTTCGATCTGGTCGGTGTGCTCCTGGAGCAACGCTTCCGTCCGGATCGACATGGCCCAAAGCTACGCGATTGCGAGCCTGGGTGCGAGGATTCTCTTCTTCTCCTCCGGAGCGCCCCTGTGGGGCCTGCGCGCCATCGCGCCCGTCCGGATCGCGTCTGCGGGGTGAGAAGCCCAGTTGTGTACGGGTGCATCCCGATACATCTGATTCCCCTCCGGGTCCCGCTCGCCCTCGATCTCCTCCCGCTTGTACTCGCGGAGGCCTTGAAGGCCGATGTTGCACTTCTCCTCATCGAACCAGCAGATCGGCAGCCAGTTCCGTACCGCCTGGATGCCGGTCGCCAGTGACTCCTTGTCCATCACGGTCAGCCGCAGCCCCAGATCTCGAGCCGTGCGAGGAAGGCTCTGGCCCGTCTGGAGGCTTCGCTGCTTTGCGTCATGGGGAACGAAGTGCTTGCCGTAGACCCAGCTCGACTGATCCCGCTTCTTGTTCAGGACGTCCGCGAAGTAGTCGATCCCCTTCCCGCTGGCGAAGTGGTAGTCCAGCATCCGCGTCTCCATGTGAAGCTCCTGGTAGAACCAAATCGACGTGGCGTCCCCGATCCCCAGGTCCCAGCAGGTATTCACGGGGATCCCCGGCTCGGCCCGGACCCGAGTGATCCGGCCGTCCTTCTCGGCGTTCGTGACCAGGTCGCCCCAGTAGGATCCCGCGAGAGGCGCGTCGAAGGAACACTCGTACTCCTGGGCCGCCATCTCGGGCGCCATGCCGGAGTCGATCTCGGCCTGGACCTGCTCGGCAGTGAGCACCCCGGTCTTCTGGTACGGGAGAATCTCGTTGAACCAGCCGGCCCGCTGCGCGTCCTTCAGGATCTTCCAGCCGTGGTTCCGACCCCGAGGGGTGAAGATCCAGATGGCCCAGCCGCCGTTCTCCGTGAGAATCGGCCTCAGAACCTCCCAGACGTAGGGATTCATGACGGACCACTCGCTGAAGATCAGCCCGATCGGATTCGAGCCGATCAGTGTGTCGGGCTCGTCCGCGCCGACGACCTGGTACTGGCTCCCGTTCACGAACCAGACCTTCATCTCGTCGTCCCGGCGCCTCTCGATCAGACTCTCCGGGAAGGCGTCCAAGAACCGGACGCCGTCCTTCGTCTGGTTCTCCCAGACGAACTTTCGCGCCTGCTTGTAGGTCGGTCCGACGTGCCAGTACAGCCCTCGCCGCCGGAACGCCTCACGACCGCACCAGTGAATCGCCGTCAGATCCTTCCCAGCCCTCCGGTGCCAGACCGCCACCGCGCGGGGACCCATCCCCTCGTAGTTCCGCTGCTGCGCGATGTGCATTCCCCGCTCCAGATGAGTCCACAGCGGGAGCTGGTACTCCCGGGGGAACCACTTGTAGGGCAGCGTGACCTCCATATCACGGCTCGACGCGGATCACCTGGGGGATGTCCTCCTCGAAGGTGTACGTCTCCTCTCCCACATGGCCCACGCAGAGCGACTGCCAGTGGTCGCACCAGAGGTCGAATCCGGCCTCGCGCGCCCGGGCGCTGAAAGCCTGGCTCTCGTCCGGCCAGAAGCCGTCGTCCTCCTGGACGATGTCGAACGGCCGCTTGATCTTGTCGAAGACCTGGGCCTCGGTCAGCAGCACGCCGAAGCCGAGTTCATCGACCCTCTCGAGTTCCCGGCCCCCCACCGTGCTCTCGACGTTCTTCCCACGCACCTTGACGATGGGGATGTGGGCGCCCTGCCGCATCCGGTAGTTGCACCCCACGATCGGCTTCTGGTGCTTGAGGAGGTGCATCAGGAGGTCCGGGTGGAAGCGCATGTCGGCGTCGAGCCAGAGCAGATGAGTCGCTCCGCGCGCCCGGGCCTTCTCGACCAGGGCCCACCGCTGCTTCGAGAGGGCCGAGTTCCGCTCGATCGTCAGGAAGATGCTGAACTTCAGTCCACCGCCGTAGCCGTAGCCGTAGTGGTCTGCCACGCGGGGCCACATCTTCGCGCTCGCGGTGACGAGCTCGACCAGGTCGGTCACAGTCCCGGGGTGGACACCGCCGTGAACCGGCATCGAGATCTGGATGACCGGGCTCACTTCCGGGCCTTGCCCCGCGAAGCCGCCCGCTTCTCCGACCATACCTGGTAGATTTGGGGACTGGGCGCGGTCTTCGGGTCTGCGTTGGCACCTTCGCCGCGAGCCATAGATGCGCGCTTCCGCTTTACCCGCCTCCCGTGCGCGTCGCGGACGATGTCCGTCCCCGAATCGAACTCCGCGATCTCTCGGCGCCGCCGCGCCGCCGCTGATTCCTTCTCTTTTCGCTTGGCTGCCATGATCTCTCCCCCTATTTTTGGGCCTTCCCCCTGCTCGCAGCCCCCATATAGCGCCGCTGGCGCGATGTGAGCTTCTTCCCGTGGACCTTACCGTGCTTCAGGATCTCCTTCGCCTTCGCCTTGCTCGGAGGCCCCGATTTCCCCTTTTTCGAGCACTTTCGGGCCATTTTCGCCCTCCCCAGAGGGCCGGTAACTGTAGTCCAGCAACTCCGGCCCTGGAACCTCACCGTAATCGGTCGCTGCCTTCAGCAACAGCGCCCCCGCATACGCCATCACCGAGTTGTCGCCGCCTGCCTGCGCGGCCCGCGCGCCACTCCGGCCCTCGTAGGCCACTACGAGCCACACCAGGTCGCCCTCTTTGACGCGCTGCTCCAAGTAGGCCACCAGAGTCTCCGCCGTGAAGCGGTGCATCGGGTGAAAGTGGATCTCGCCCTTCTCTACAGCCTCACCACGGCTCACCGTCATCCTCCAGTGGCTCCTCGGGCGGCAGAAAGCTCTGAATCTTCACGCCCGAATGCTCCTCGATCACGCGATCCGCCGTCTCCCGCGAACGCTGGTCCTGGACGTCGATCACATGACGCTCCGTCGTCGAATCCGCGATGGACACGATGTTGATGACGATGCCGCGCTCCTCTCCCGTCGGAGCCTGCGGCCTCTGCGTGCCCGGCTTCCCGACCGCCTCGTCGAGAATCGTCTTCGCCGCCTGCACCTTCGCCGACGCAGGCGACTTCCTCCCGCGCATGACCTTGTCCAGCGTGTCAATCGCCCTCGGAACCAGCTTCGTCGCAAGCTCTTGCGCCTCATTCTTCTGGTTCCGCGTGAGGACCTCCTCGAGCTCCGCCCGCGTCATCGTGCGTTCAGGCATGGCGGAATCGTAATCTTTCCCTTGACACCAGGCCAGAAGAACCTCTACACAGCATCTTTGATCCGTGGAGTCGCGTGGCCCGGGGGGAGGCCCCGCAAGCTGAACCCCGGGCTCTCGGCTCAAGCGGTGAGGCGCTCGACTGGACGAGCTGCCGATAGCCGGGGGGTCAGATGAGCGTAGTAGGGTGGAACCGAGCCTCTCCTGAGCTCGCACCACGCTCATCCCGGAACGACCGCCCCGTAGGACTCCGGACGTCGCACGCTGCGGGCGGTCAGGATCGGGCCTCTACCTACCGCCGCCCACGCCAGAAGGCCTCTGTGATTCCGGACTGCCGACCGCAACGCGCTCGAGGGCACAGGGTTGCCGAGACACGCCTCGAGCAAGAAGCGGCGGGCCTCCCGCGCCTCTGAAATAGCTCCAGCATCGCCCGCCAACCGGCACCCGTCCCTCCGGGGAGTCTTTCGCCTTCACACAGACCTCTCAGACCGCCTCCGCTCCAAAATCTCCCGCTTCCACCCCTCCATCTCCTCCACCGTCGCAGGCTCCTCCACCACCGGACCCTCCTCCCGCTCGACCCGTAGATACACCCCCCTCAACGGCTGCACGACCCACCAGTCGATCGCGAAGTACAGCAATAACGCCAAGAACGACCACAACAACACCTTCCGAGCCAGAACCAAGTCCATCATACCCCTCCCCTAGTGATGGACTCACCGTACACGGTTGTACGCGACCCGTCAAATCGGGTCCGGTGTAGTTGTGGGTCCCGACGATACTCGAGGGCCCCCGCGTGGGCCCCTGGCGGGGGCCCCCACCCCCGCCGAGGCGCGCTCGACGGGCCCCGGAGCCTCCCTGATGTCGCTTTGCCTCGAAAGCGACACCGGCTCCTGCCTCCCGGCCTGGTC